AAACTCTATTCAAAAGTGGAAAGATTCTTTTTCGGATGAACGAATTACAAATTCAATGATGGGTTGTGTGGTTTTGCGTTTTGACAAAATGCAAAATTTTATAAAATCAAAAGATGAGGTGTAATCATGGCAAATACCTGTCCGATCTGCGGCGGCAAGCTGGGCCTGCTGAACCGTGAGAAAAGCGCTGACGGCCTGATCTGTTCCGGGTGCAGTAACTTTTTCTTTTCAAAATTGGGCATCCGGGCAGCAAAGCAACCGACATCTGCACTTGCGGACTACTGGGCTACACTGGAACAGCGTCGGAAGGTGTTCAAAGAAACCGATTCAATCTATGATGGTGACGCGCTCTTTGTGTCGATTGACAACCCCAACCGGCTGTTTTGCATTGGGCACCGCAGTGGTGATAAAGGTCCTCGCATGATCTACAGCTTTGATGAAGTCGCTGGGTATGAATCTGACGCACCTGACGATCTGACGGTGACAGAGACAAAGGGTGGTATCGGCCGTGCCGTGATCGGCGCAGCCGTTGCCGGGCCTGTGGGTGCGATCGTGGGCGCTACCACCGCTAAAACAGAGACCCGCAAGGGTCGCAGTAAAGAGAGTGTGTCTGTCCACTTTGCGCTTCCACTAGGCGAAAGCAACTTGCCGACAACGGTTTATCCAGGCGGAATGACTGCGTTTCTCAAGAGCTGCAAAGATTCTCCAGAACAGCCGCGGGGCACCGCTCCGGCTGCACCCAGCTCTGCCGATGAACTTTTGAAGTTTAAGCAGCTACTGGATATGGGGGCCATCACGGAAGCGGAGTACAACGCAAAGAAATCTCAGTTGCTTGGCCTGTAAACCTGTTCACAACCATATTATAAAACCGCTGGTTGTTATCGTCAATCCCTATTCGTTCCCTTCTTTCAGCGGAAAAATACGCTGAAAAATGTGGATTTGCGCTGACATTTCAGCTTATTCGCGGTTGCAAGGCTGCTGCAAATTTTGCAGCAGATCAGCAGCCAGCGCCCCGCCGGGCGTACCGGCTGCGTTACGCAGGGCTTGCACCTCCGGCAGGGCCTTATCTTGAATGTAAGCGCGAGCAAGGCGCTGCTGCTCCGGGGTCATATCCAAATAGCAGGCCAGCAGGGCACGGGCATGGGTGCGAAAGTGTGACAGATTTTTCATAACTCATTCCTCCCAGGGTGCAGGTGTGCGCGTGGTGCCCGTCAAAACGGTGGCAGGCATCCCGTCGATGATGGTCATTTCGGTTTCTTTACCGTTTCTTTGCTCAAAATCCATTTTGCTTTCTCCTTTCTTTTGTGCACATCTACGATTTATAAACCAAATTCTACCATGCGCCGTTGGAAAATAAAATACGGATAAAATTTGTCGAATGGCGCAGATTTTTTCTGCGCCATTTTTTGTTAAAAATACGCCGATATTATGGGGGTGAAAGTATGAGTTATTTTACGGCGAGCCAAATCGGGAAAGCGCTTGCAAAAGCACGGGTGTCTGCGGGATTGAGTCAAGTGGAGATCGCAAGGCGCATTGAAAAAGGAGAACGCACCGTGCAGAGCTGGGAAAAAGGATGCACCAGCCCGGACAGTGACGAGATCATGGACTGGTGCACGGCGTGCGGGGTGTCTCCCATATCTGTTTTCATGGAGATGACCCACCCGGATCTGTACAAAGTGCCAGATGACGGCAAGGCCGACGATGAGCTAAACGCGGAGTTGCGCCGTCTCGTGGTAAATCTGCCGCCGCTGACGAAAAGGCTACTCCTCTTCATACTGAAAGGCAGTCACGGCAGCAGCCCGCCTGCTGTCATATCGGAGATAGCTGCAAACCTGCACTGCCCGCTCAACAACAGGGCCAGTGTATGCGGAACCATCATAGACCAGTATACCTATGCGCAGATCGCGGGCCTTGACCCATGCCCGGACGCTCCGCAGCCTCCCATTGACGACCTGAAGATCAACTACAAGGCCGGAAGAGCCGCTGCTGAAAATGGCGCATTCGGATATATCGGGCAGAAAAAGAAGTAAGCCATGAAATGCGTGAGACCATGCTGCAGGAAAGAGATCCCGGATGGTGCTTCTTTTTGTCCGTGGTGCGGGAAGAAACAGTCGGAAGCCGCCCCGCAGCAAAGAAAAAAGCGCCGCCGCCCAAAGGGCAGCGGCACAGTGTACCCTTGTGTATGGAGGTAGATTTTATGAAAAAACGGGTCAACACGGCATTTTGGGTGGAAAAGGAAAAGCGCTGGTGCATCGCGGTTCAGAAGAACGGCACCCGCAAGCGGTTTTACAGCAGCACGCCGGGCCGCACCGGCCAGCGTGAAGCAAACGCAAAAGCGGATGCATGGCTTGATGATAGCATCCGTGACGGGAAAAAGAAGGTCAGCGTCCTTTATTCAGAGTGGGTGGAAGAGCTGAAGCTGACTTGCGGGACATCCTATGTGACACAATGCCAGCGTTACGGAGACTGCTACATCCTGCCGACCTGTGGAAATATCCGCATTGACGAGTTAACCGAGGGCGATCTTCAAAAGGCCATTGACGTTTCATTCCGGAAGCGCTCACAGAAAAAGAACCAGCGCAAGCCAATCTCAAACCAGCCGTTGAGCCGAAAGACGCTTATGACGATCCGGGCTGCGGAAACCGCCTTTGTTAAGTGGTGCCGAAGAAACAAGTACACGACGCTCCACCCCGACCTGTCTATCCCGAAGAATGCCAGGATGGGGAAACGCACGATCTTGCAGCCCACCGCCTTGAAGACCCTGTTCAGCGTAGACACCCGCACCTACTATGGAAAGCCAGTATTTGATGAATATATCTACGCCTACCGCTTTGCAGTTGCGACCGGCCTACGCCCCGGGGAGCTGATTGGTCTCTGGTATGGTGACATCAAGGGGAACACGGTCAATCTTCGGCGCAGCATCAACGTGCACCGGGAGCAGACCACCGGAAAGAATGAAAACGCCATCCGCTCTTTTGACATGGGCAAGGAAGCACGGGATGCCTATGAGGCGCAGGTACAGCTTCTAAAGGCTCAAGGCATACTGCTAAACTACAATACCTCGCTGTTTCAGATCCCGTCAGAGCATACGCTCTATCGCCGCTGGGAATCGTATCAGGAAGCAAACGGGCTTGAGCCGAAAGTCTCACTTTACGAGCTGCGGCACACTTTTGTCAGCGTTGAATCAAGCGTCCTGACTGACAGCCAGCTGAAGATGCTTGTAGGTCATAGCAAGAACATGGACACTGTCGGAGTGTATCGGCACGAGCTTGACGGTCAGAGGGAAGACCTTGCTGCCGCTACCACCGCGGCATTCAAAAAGGCTCAAGGGTGATTCTGGTAACACATTTGGTAACACTCTTTTTTCTAAATGTCAAAAAACAAATCGGACATAACCAAACAAAGCCGCATTATTCCTACGCTCTTTCATGCATACCAGATTCATTTTTGACGACAATCAATCATTTTTAATTGTTCGACTCCCATCGCCTCCACCATGAAGAAAGAACGTCATTTCGTTAAGAGATGACGTTCTTTTCTTTATCATGGTAACATTTTTGGTAACACACCGCTGAAAAACAGCTTTATAAACGCAAAAACATCCCCGAGGAACCGTCAGGATCCCCGGGGATGGTGCTATGTATGGCCGTTTTGGGCAACGCGGCCACGGTGGTGATACCGGCGGTGATCACTCAGACAAAGAGACAATCTTCCGCATTACTAGCTCATACTCTTTCGGGTACACCATCTTTATTGCTTTCATGTGCTCGTCAAGCACCTGCATCAGACCGCCAAATGGCACAGAGCTGGCAGCCGCCACAAAGTCGCTTTGCGGTTCCGCTGCCGTGGAGTACGCCGCCCGGTAATCCGTGGGTGGAAATGCCTGGGTCTGCGTTTCAGGTGTGTGCGCTTCTTCCAGCTCGTCCCGCACAGTGCAGAGGGCGGCAAGCTTTTCCACGCTCTGCCAGTCCGTCGAACCGCATTTCAGCTTGTGAATGTGGGTGTTGATCTCGTCAATGTCCATGCCTGCCGCCCCCTTTCTTATGCGTTGCGCAAGATGTCAGCGGCCCGCTTGTAGGCGTCACGCTCTGCACCGGTGGCCTCCTGCATCATGTCCTCGATGTCAGAGATCATACGCTCACGGCCATCCGTGCGGGAGTAGTGCCCGCGCACATAGTGACGGCCTCGGTTGGCATAGCTGTTGCCCCGGTTGTAACCGTTTCCGGCATCATGGCCGAAAGTCCCGCGCATGTCAGCTTCCCACTCGCCCGCACGGCTGTACTCGCCGCCCTCGCAGTAGTCCTCGATGCGGTGGATGTCCAGAATGATGTCCACGATCTCGCCGATCATCTCAACATCACCCGGCGATCGGTTCTTTTTGTCGGTCAGCTCCATGAGCTCTTCGCACATCTCATCCTTCAGATGATTCAGTTTATCCAGCATGACTTTATCTCCTTTCTTATGCTACCCGCTCAACAATCAAATTGCTGTTTGCAATGCTGACTGCCTGCGTACTGGTGTTTTTAACCGCCACGGTCACGCAGCAGCCGCGCGGCACCTCGATGAAAGCGGCCACGAAAACGTTGAAGTAATTTTCGACTGCCGCCGGGGTGACAATGGCGGTCGCACTGGTCAGCGGCTCACCACTAACAGCCAGAGCCACGGAAACGGGCCCAACAGTGCCGCCGGTGGGAATGGCGATATTGCCGCCAAAGCTTACCTTGAAGCGCGCTTTGCACTGATTGGTCAGGCCTCGCAGAGTCACAAGGCCGCTGCCCTCACGGTGCATGATGCAGGCAGGGGCTTTCACTGCGGTCTCGGTCAGGGGAAGGTTTTCACCCGCCGCCACGATGACGGTGTTGGAGTTGCTAAATTCAGCCATTTTATCGGCTCCTTTCATAGAAAAACGCCGGGACTTTTGCCCCGGCGCTCTGGTTTGCAAAATCAGCTCAGGGGCTGAACATTTCCCATTTTGGAAAAAGTTGCCGTGATTCAGTTATGCGCAACCGTTGCAGCCGCAACCGGTGCCGCAGTTACCGTACTGGTAGGGTGCGGGTACCGGGAATGCGGGCACAGGGCGCGGGTTGTAGTAGGCCAGCTGACCGCTCATGTAGGCCTTGAGCGTTTCGTTCTGGGCTGCCTGAGATGCCGCAAGCTGTGCTGCGAACAGCTGCTGACCCTGCTCAGCGATCTTTGCGTCCTTTGCCTCGATGCGCTGTGCGGTCAGGGCATCAAGGATGGCGCGGGCGTTCTGGTTCTGGTTGTCGATGATGTCCCGGGTGGTGTTCTGCACAGTGTTACGGGTGTCGCAAGCCTGAGCAGTCATGTTGTAGTTCACGCCCTGGATTGCTTCGCGGGTCTCGCAGCAGCAGTTCCGCTGCTGCATCTGCATGGCAAAGAGCTGCTGCATAAATGCCGCCTGCTGGTTTGCCCGGCTGACCTCGGCAGACATAAAGCCGTTGTTTACGGTCTGCTGCACGCCGCTGACAAGCTGCGCCTGCTGGTAGAAGCCATCACACATGCCGTTGTTGATACCATCCATCTTGCGCTCGACGTTGGCAAAATCGGAGGTCAGGACGTAGCCGTCCACGACACCGGCACCGGTGTTGCCATTGCCGCCCCAGTTACCGCCCCAGCCGCCGCAGAAGGCGAACAGGAACAAGATGATGATCCACCATGCGCCATCATTGCCAAAGCCAAAGCCGTTGCCGCCGTTGGTGTTTGCGGGCTGAACAGGCATGGTCAGAACCGCAGAATCGGAAGAAAGAGACATTTTTGTACTCCTTTCGTGTGTTTTGAATGATTTTTATGCTTGAACCGTGGCCACGGTTACGACTTAGTGAGGCAAAAACTGCTGGAACTGCTGCGCCATCGCCTGAAGCTGGTTCAGCTGCTCCTGCGACATCTTGCCTGATTGCAAGAGCTTCTGCACCTCTGCTTTGGGGTCGCCCTGAAAGTTGGCCTTGAACTGCTGGAACTGCTGCATCATCTGTCCGAACTGGCCCATAGGGCCGGACATGGCAGGCATACCGCCGCTCAGAACGTTAAAAAGAGGGTTTGCCATAATTACTTGACCTCCGTTTCAGGCTTTGCGGGCTCTTGCTTTTCCAGCGCCGCACAGCGGGCTGCCAGAGCGTCAAACTCTGCTCGGGTGACAAATTCTCCGCCGGGCTGCTGCGCCGTCTGAGGGGGCATTTTTGCCGCCGTGGTGCGTTCCTTGTAGTCAAAGACGCGGAGAGGCAGCGGCATCCCGCTGGCGTCGGTGCTCTTGATGTAAAAAGCGCTGTTTTCGCTGTCCATCAGCAGTACGCTGTTGCCTGCGGCGACCATATAGGCTTTTGCGCCCTCTTCTCCCTGCACCCAGATGATGGATGGCGTAGCCTGTGCTGTCTGTGCTGTCGGCTGCTGCATCATGGGAGACTGATAGCCCACTCCCTGCCTGAGTTGAGCGAGGTTGTCTGGCATTGGCTGGCCGTAGTATGTAGGCATCTGATACGCATACGAATTATAAGGCATCATTTATTCCTCCTTGTACCAGTAGTAGATCGGGCATTCTGCGCCGCTGTCCCAGCTGTCCCACCACTTGCCGTCAATGACGGCCAGAACGTGGCCGGAGCAGCCCAGTACATACACACCGCGGGGGTACTCCCGGGCAAAATCTGCCACGGTGTAACAGGTGGTGCAGTCCGCCTCCACCAAACAGCGCTTGAACCCGCGCTTTTGAAGGTACGCGCCCCATGTGCGGTTGGCGCTGGGCATATCGCCGACGATAAAGCCAGTAAGCGCAAGCCCAAGGTAAGCTTTCTCCCAGTCTTGGCCCGTTGCGGCTGCCACGGCCCGCACTACGCAGTCCCCGACGCTGCTCCCGCGCGGGTTCGGGTTAAACTTGTGCCACATGGTGCGCCCCTCCCTTTGCGACCATAGTACCTTTTCTGCTGAATCCATGCGTTAAACGAACGCACAACGAAGGACAAAAAAGAAAAGCGCCCACACGGCACAGGCCTGTGTGGGCGCTCAATTGTTTGCACGCAATGCGTATAAAATTTTCAAAAAAGCCTTGACATTTGCACGCAATGCGTGTATAATAAGGACAGTGAAAGACACAAGCTCACAACAACATGGAGGTACATTATGAGAAACGCTATTGAAATCGCCGCTGATATCCGCAATACTGCAGCGTGGGATCTCGAGCTGTGCGAAGAACTGTGCGAGGCGGCCGGAATGGAAGACGAGTGGAACACGGCAGACGGCGATAACTTTGAGGCTGTCGTAGAAGCCGCCGCCGAAAAACTGGGCGTTGAGATCTACTAAATAAAAAATCCCCCGCCCGATGCTTGCCACACCGAACGGGGGATTTTGTGAAAGACACCTCACACGGAGGTGTGCAACTATCCTATCACACGAAAGAAAGGAAGTCAATCATGTATACCAAAGCAGAGCTTTTTTCAATGGCCGCAGAGCAGCCGAAGGAAATCTTTGTCAACAACATCACTCTGAGCGTACCAGACGATGCTGACAGCTGCCTTGATCTGGATGCTGAGAAGGAAAAGCTGTCTTCCATCTGGGATCTGGCGCACTTGTCCATGCGGGAGCTGGTCTCCCGTACTAGCCTGTCTCAGACCACTTTTGCAAAGCAGGCAGGCATCCCACTGCGTACCGTGCAGGACTGGTGCGGTGAAAAGCGTGCGTGCCCGGCATACGTCCGCTTCCTGCTGGCCGAGCATTATAGGCTGATCTGAGGAGGATTCCGGTATGGCAGCAAAAGATTTGACGGGTCAAACTTTTGGAAGATGGATTGTGATAGGTACATCCGAAAAGAGCGGCTATGTAAAGTGCCGCTGCGAATGCGGCACCGTGAAAGATGTCTATATACAGTCACTTAAAAACGGAAAAAGTACAAGCTGTCAGGCTTGTGCAAATGGCCGCATGGCAGGACAGCGCAGTCAGGAATTTTTGAAAAAAAGAAAGGAGCAATACATCGGCCAGGTCATCAATGGATGGAAAATTATTGATGTCTATAAAAATCCGTCTGTCAAAGGGAATGACCTCTTTTGTACCGCATTGTGCCCTGCTTGCGGCAGAAAGTCCGATATGCGTCTGTTTCAAGTGAAAAAAATTTCAAAGTGTAAGAAGTGTACCAATAACGTTAAGATCTTCTCTGACGCGATTCATCGTGAAGCGGATGTGGACGGATCGAGCCTTGTATCTGTAAAGTTGCGTCTTAGCGGGAAAGTCAATCAAAACTCAACCACAGGGCACAGTGGCGTTTTCAAAGACAAAAATCGTTACCGCGCTGTAATTTGCTTTAAAAGACACAAGACGTACCTTGGAACCTATGAAACAATCGAGGAAGCTGTTGCGGCCCGCAAAGCAGCTGAAGAGCTGATATACGCCCCATTTCTAAAAGAACATGAGGGATGGGAAGAAGAGCTTGCAAGCCGTCTCGAAGAGCTCAAAAAAGATAAAAAATAGAAAACCCCCCGATGCTCCAAACGGAACACCGGGGGGTTGCTTTACTCAAAAATTTTTTTAATGCTTTTCAGCCGGTAGCCTACCGCCGTCCGGCTGTAATGCGTCTGTGTTGCAATGTCCGGCAGCGGAAGCCGCTCCACGTACCGCAACCGGGCGATTTTCCGGTCAACCCTCCCAAGCGGTGCGCTTTTGATAGCGGCGGTCATCTGCTGTCGGTCAAGTCCTTGCAGCGCAGCGGGCAGTACTACGCGAGCCGCCGCCACAGGCAACACCGAGCCAGAAGGGCTGCGGCAACTCTCCGGCGTTGCGCACCATTACGGGGGCGTTACCGAGATGGCATGTTTTCGTGAAGCCACGAAAACATACGCAGACCATTTTCGTGATGTCACGAAATTGCTCTTGTGCGGCGTACATTTTGTTGGTGTCAACAAAATGCTCGTATGCAGTGCTACTCATGGTTTTACTCCTTATCTGCCCGCTTTTCGATGCACTCGCCATATTTGTCAAGAAGGCAATCTTTGCAAAACTCTCGATTGCCGCCTTTCAGGTTGCACACCTTTTTACGCTTGCGGGCTTGATTCATAGCGTTTGCAGAAGCGGCAATAATGCCGCACATAGGTACAGCCATGATATCCTCCTTACTGCTTTTCAAGTGCCGCTTTCATGCGATCAAAGAAAAATTGGATGATCACCCCGATGGTCTCATCGGTGATGGCCCAGCTGATGAGCCTGCCCCACTTGCTGGCGTTGAGGGCCATGCGGAGCATCTGAGCCACCCAGGCTTTTCGCTCCGCGCCTTTTTTGGTGCCCTGAATCTCGTGCTCTGCCTGCTCGATCAGGTCAAGCACAGTGCCCTTGACAGCCGCACCATAGCCCAGCCGGATGCAGCCCAGTGCGTAGAACGAAAAGCCGCCCAGCATGAGCACGAGGGCCACAGGGGCAGGAATGACGCTCAAAATGTTATTGATTGTTGCCATGTATTACTCTCCTCTCTCTTTTTCGAGGTCTGCAATGCGGTGGTTTGCCACCTTCATCTGTTCTTCAAGCACCGGGATGCGCTGGGCGAAATTGTTGTGTGTTCGAACTTCCCGGGTCAGCTCTTCCAGCTTGGTTTCGGTCACAGCCTGCTGCTTGTCCAGTTTGGCATCCATGCTCTGGGCGGTATGGATGTTAGAGACGATCACGCCGATCAGACTCAGACCGCCGGTGATAATGGCTACGATGATTGCATCGCTCATGCGCCCTCCCGAAGACGGGTCAGGCCCTTCTTGCGGATGATACGGGGGTAGTTGAGCTCGGTCACATTGAGGTCAACGTTGCCGGAGATGCCCGGCACGCTGCCCTTGCTGGTGTGCTGGTGGGCATTGTACTTAAAGTCCACTTTCGGGGTCTTGCCGGTGTAGTCAGCAAGCCATACGTCATAAGGATGCAGAGCCGCACCGCCCACAAAGAGATGTGCCTTTGCAAAGTTGGTGTAGGTGTAAAGCTGAGCATAAAAGCCCATCTGCTCCACCTCGTGCAGAGCATAGGCGGTCAGGTCGGTCAAGCTCTGCTTGCCCAGATTGCCCAGCTTGTTGTCCTCCACGTCCACCACCACCGGCAGAGTCAGCTCCTTGCCGTAAACTGCTTGACGCAGCAGGGAAAGTTCTGCGTTGGCCATGTCCTTGTTGGTGGCGTAGGTGTAGTAGTACACGCCCACGTCCAGCCCCGCCGCTTTGGCGTTGCGATAGTTGGTCTCAAAGGTCGGGTCGATGTACAGGCCGTCTGCCCGCTTGGAGAGCTTGCGGTTGGTGGATACCGTCTTGAGCATAGCTCCCTTGTAGCCCGCCGCTGCCACCTGTGCCCAGTCGATTTCACCCTGATATCGGCTCACGTCAATGTACCGGTAGGGCGGCTCACCTGCCCACCCGGTCACGGTGTCCACAGTGGGCACGTCCGGTGCAGGGGTAGGCTCTTCCTTGTCGGCACCGTCACCGGCAGCGTGGGAGAGTGCAGAAAAGATATCCCGCAGGAAGTCAAGCATCACTTTCCACCTCATAAAAACCCTCCTCCGTCAGCTTTGCCAGCACGGCATCCTTGTACCGGTCAGGCACGTTGTCGATGGTAAAAGCGCCGTCAAAGCGGTGCAGCTTGATTTGGGTCACATAGAACAAAACCATAACATCCTCCTTATTGTGCGGCCAGCAGGTCGAGCATAGCCGCTTCCAGAGCAGCAAGGCGCTCTTCTGCGGTGGGCAGCTGTGCCTTTTCCTCTGCTTCCTTGCGGGCCTTTTCCTGTGCAGCCAGCTCTTCGGCGGTGTACAGCACATACCGCTGCACCTCCACCTCTTCGTCGTAGGCTTCCTGTGCGGCCACGCCGGGCACATCCACCACCTTGCGGACATCACGGCCTTTTTCTCGGCCATCTGCGTCATAGTAAATTGCAGGGGTTCCGTCCGGCAATGTTTCGGTCTCGTAGTGGCTGACCTCTTCCACGCCCGCCACAGCATCGTGGTGGACAGTCTGGGTCTCTGGCTTGAGGTAGCCCAGGGTCAGGTCGGGGGATTCGATGGGGTTGCCGTTGCTGTCGATGATTTTCATAAGGTCTCCTTTCAGGCGACACGCCGCCAGATGTACGTACAGTATGCCGGGGGTTGGACGGTATCGCTACGACCATAAATAGCATTGAAAGCGGATGCATTAAAAGATACTTTATCGTCTTTGTATGTATTACTGGTTTCTGCCAATGAATTATCTATATTGTCAGAACCTTGAATTAAATGTGTAAATAGCTTACCATCCCCGTATGTAATTGGCCCACCAGCTGTCTTGCTGCCAGTCATGTGGGGCCTTGCACAAAAATAGCCTTCAATATTTGGCAATCCAGCCTCTACCGTTGTCCCAGCCGGGTGCGTATCGCTTGCGCCCCAGATAGTGCAATCCTCCACGCGTTCCCATGTGCCGCCGTAAAGCTCGGCAGGGCTGGTGGAGTTTTCGCTGATGTACAGACTGCCAACGGGGTGGTCTCGCTCGACTACCGCCGCAAGAACTTGCTGATAGATAGCATAGGCATCAGGGCCAATGCCATTTTTGATTTCTCCTAGTGCCATTGTTTCTCCTTTCAGGCAGTACGAAGCCAAGTGTAAGTAAAGTATGCCGGGGGTTGGACGGTAGTGCTATTGCCATAGATGGATTTGCCAGTGGAACGGACATTGTTAACATATATCGAGGCATTGCCGTTACTAGACACGTTTGTCAAAGTCCACCCATCAGCAAGAGTTACGGAAAAAATGCCGTTTGCGGTTGGTTTGCTGTTTGAAAAAAGTACGCCGTTTAGCTGTCCAGATATGCTCGGCAAACCTGCTTCTACCGTTGTACCAGCCGGGTGCGTGTCGCTTGCACCCATTAACACCCTATCTTGCGCAATCTTTTCCCATGTGCCACCGCCAAAAGTTACGGACGGATTTTCCGGGCTGATAGTTTGATAAATACTACCCACAGGATGTGCCGCAAGTAGGAAGTTGGAATAGATGGAGCCGTCACCATAGAACTGGCCACCATACTTGATGGGATACCACCGGGCGGAAATTTCCGCAGTCGGAATGTTGTGTGCACGGATACGGATAGCTCCGGTTCGAGTTTCGGGGTTTACAAGCATAGCTTTACCGGCTACGTCTGCGCTTGCAGGGTCAATGCTGACCGATACCACAGTTGTGGATGTGACATCTGCTGTAATGTCGATGTAATGCGGGTACTCTGCAACTTCTGTGTCTGTCTGCCACCCAGTAATTGGAATAAAAAGATCATGTGGAACGACGGAGTCTGCTTTGCCTGCCAGAGCATCACCGGTAGCCTTTGCGTCGGCAGGGGCGTTCTCGGTCTTGAGAGTTTTGTCCGTGTTCGCCCTGGTGCCAGCCAGAGCGGCAGCTGCCTCGGCCCGGTCGGCGTCGGTGCCAGCGCTCTGGGCGCTGGATGCGGCGTTGCTCTCCGACGTGGCCGCCGCGCTGGCGCTGCCGGAGGCGGCGGTGGCAGAGGACTCTGCGTTGCTGGCATAGCCGCCTGCGGCCGTGGCCGCGTTTCCGGCCGCATTGGCGGCGGTCTGGGCGGCTCGGGTGGAGTCGGCCACCTGTTGTAAGGCCGCGTCGCGCTCATCGTCCACGGCCTGTACGGCCTCGGTCTGCTTGGTCGTCACGGCGGTCGTGGCGGTGCTCTGGGCCTGCTGTACGGCGGTCGTGGCCGTGGTCTGGGCGTTCTGCACCGCCTGCACCGCGTCGGCCTTGGTCTGCTCGATGCCTGCCACGGCGCCCGTGGCTTTCTTCTCGCTGGCCTTGGCGCTGGTGGCATAGCCTTGAGCCTCGTCGGCAAATTGCTTGCAGTACTCAAAGCCTTGGCCGAGGCCGTAGCGGACTTCAACGCCTTTTTTGGCGTTATAGATGCGCTTCAAAACCTCATCAAAGTTGAGTGTAATCATAAGCTAATCACTCCTGTCGGTGTGTCGTAGATGGTATCGGTCTCAAAATCAAAGGTGTCCCACAGCCAGTCCGCGCCCGCGTCGGCGGTAACGTTGTGCTTGTAGGGGTTGCAGGTACCCTCGATGCTGAAGGTGATCTCCGTGCGCCCGCGCTCCACCACGTCCACCCGCCACAGGCCCAGCCAGTACCATGTGCTGTCCTCATCAAAGATGCAGCGCAACCACTGGCCCTGCAGGGCGTTTTCGAGGGCGCTCTGGATGGTGCTCCACTGGCTCTTTTTGGCCTTGCACAGCAGCTCCATCTTGATGGTGCGCTGCTTGTAGTGCACTTCCCCATCCAAAGCCCTGGACAGGTCTAGGATAAAGTCAGAGCCCGGGACATTGACAAGCATTGTCTCTGGCTCTGCACCGGATATCATAGGGCTGCCCACCTTCAGATAAAGGCCAAGGTCTTTGAGGGTATGGATATTTCCGATCTGTGCACCCATCAGCATTTGAGCTCACCTCCGCTCTGGATCACGGCCAGCTGCTCCGGGGTCAGAGGGCTGTATACCAACTTTTCTCCGTCCCACACATAGTGCGAGCCGCCATCCTCCCAGTCCTCCGGGAACTCATCGAAGACCATGCAGTTGTCTGGGAGAGGGTTCGGGATCACTTCTTCAACGCCCCATCCGCCGCTGTAAATGCGACCATCGGAGCACACTTTGCACATAAATTTACAGCCGGGTACTTTCATCTGTCCTTCACCTCACATAAAACCGTATAGTTCTCGTGGCATACAGAGGGAGTCATTTTGTGTCCACCCGTCAGAGCCGGGGCTTTCCAGGTCGATGCTGAAATTCGTCGGCACTACTGCCGGGGTGTAGTTGTTGCCCGTGACATAGTTCGATGTGCGCTCACGACCGGGTCCGAAAGTGATGCCCCCTGAGTTGACCCGCACCGTCCGCATGTGAGTGGTGTTCCACGGGTAAGTCATGGCGTATTCCACGCCATTGACCGGGATGACCATGGTCACACATCCGGCAGTGCCGCCGCTGGCCCACCATGTGGATCCTTTCTTGCTGGTATAGGTCAGATACACAGCAGAAAAATCGGCCAGGTCCAGCGGGATTGTCTGTGCTCCAAAAGAGCTGTTGTCCCCAAAGTCCCAGATACGGGCGTTTCGGATGCCGTAGAAGGTAATCTTTCCGGAGTCGATAGTGCAGCTGCCGTTGCCGTCTGTGATGGAAATGCTATCCGACTTGATGTTGACCATGCTGGAACCGGAAAGCACTTTTATGCCGTCGTTGGTGATCTGCACCCTTTTGTTGGGCAGCTGGTCATGCCGGACGATAAGGCCGTTTTCCGGGGTAAACTCCAAAAAGTTGGTAGCCGTTTTGGCTGCTTCACCAGCTTTTTTGTCCACATCGTCCACTCTTTTGTCGTTAGACTTCTGGTACTTGAAAAGCTGGTTAAGGGTGCTCTGCTGATATTTTTCAGCGGATGCCGTATCCTCATCCAGCAGGTTGGTGCGGCCCAGGTTGGCCACTTGTCGGTCGGTCAAAGTCTGCCGGGTCATGCCGAAGGTATACTCCTTTTTGTCCGGCTGATCCAGCGGTTCCACCAGCTTTGTGCACAGCATGATGACATCGATGCTGTGGGGCTTGCTGATAATGTGAGCATAGCTGGCAAAAGTCAGCCTGTCCTTGTCATAGCCCGCATCTCGCAGATCCACAGCCTTGACGGTGTAGCTCGTCACCATCAAGCTGTTTTTCTGAAGGTCCTGCACGCCTGCAGCAAAGGTGTCGTTGTCGCTGTCGGTGTCATACTCGCCCAGGGCTGACACGATGCCAAACTTCTGGGCTGCTACGTCATTCTGGATCCATCCGCAGTCGCCGTCACTGCTGTCCAGCCGGTACGAATACCCTTTTGGCAGATACTTATTGACGGTCGCCGCGTCCGTTCCAGAAATGCCATAGCGCTCTTCATGGCTTTCTGTGTACTTTTCACCCCACCACAAAAATTTCCACTTCCACTTTGTCTCCTCGACCGTGTGCTTGCTTCCCATGGGATACACACGGGTAAAAAGACTGTTGGTATTGGTTTTTTCTGTGAAATCCAGCAGGTTCACGCCATACTCAATGGTTTGGTTGACCAAACGGTCGGCCTCGAAAGACTGATCGCAATAATTTAAGACGTTATTACCCGTGGCGGGGTTGTAGGTACAGTAGGCATATCCGCCGTACACCTTGAGCACCATCTTGTCGATGATATCCCAGGTACTGCCGTAGTCTTCGCCCACGCCGTAGCTGTCCCGGTCTCCATAGTGCACAACAAGATCACCCAATGCCGCGGTGACAGTGCCCAGCTCGAAGCGTTTCATTTTCATGCTGCCGCACTGCTGGTTGTGGGCATCGATAAGGTGCTGCAAAAACTGCGCCAGCTTTCCCTCGTAGTTAAAAGGGGTGATTGCGCTGTCATTGAAGTAAGACAAAGCGCCCTCGCAGTATATGACGCGCCGGTTGTACCAGTCTGCCTCATGGCTCAAGACACGCCCGCGCCAGATCTCTTTATCGTCCTGTTCGACAGTGATGCAGGTGGACATCTTTTGCAGGCTCTCATACTGCTCATGGTCGCGCGTCATGGTAAAAGAAAGGCTGCCGCCCTTGCTGACCTCTCGGGTCAGCTTGGGAGACAGCACAAGGGCATTGCGGTTATTGGGAGCGTAGATCAGGCGCTTGTCGTTGGGGTTGCCAAAGGGATACGCATAGATACGATACACGAGTTAGTTGCCCCTTTCTGCCAGTGTGGCCAGCTGGCCCAGCTGCGCGTCGATGGACGGTGCCAGAGCGCCCACCAGCGTCCCGTCGTCCAGCTTGATGACGGTGTTTGCCGTCTGGGGAAGGTACTGCTGAACCACGTTGTACAGCGCGTCCACGGACTGCTGCATTTTCTGCTGGTAGGACGAAAGCCGCCCGTTTGCCGGGCTTTCGCCGAACGCATAGCCGTCGGTGCGGAAATCGTACCCGGCAAAGCTGCGCTGGCTGCCGTACCAGTAGGCGTCCTGGATGTCCTTGTAGGAAAGCGTCGTGCTCTTGCTGTCAGTGCTTTCCTTTTCGCCGTTTTTACTGCCCAGCCATGCGGCCAGACCGATACCGCCCGCCACAGCAGCCACGCCCAGGATGGCAGCCAGCACAGGGTTGGATGCCACAAGCGAGACGATATTGCCCAGACTGCCCATGATAGAGGTGGCCATGCTGGACACCCCGCTGGCGACGTTGGCCAGCTGGGCACCGGCCCCACCGGACGCGCTCAAGCTGGACAGGATTGAGCCAAAGCTTTGCACTGCCGTCCCCGCTTCTGTCGCACTGGCAGCAATGCCGTCCGTAAAGAGTGATTTGATGGTAGCAAAGGCCGCTTTTACGCCGCCCCCACTGTACGCGTCATTGATGACACTCAGCGCATCCACCGCCCACTTGGAGATAAGCTCCCGCTGATCCTGCGATACCTCGCCCCAGATGAGATTTGCCACGTCTGTAGCCAGCCCGGCCCAGTTGCGGTTTTTCAGGTCGGCGAACGTGTTCTGCAGGCGGCCAAAGATGCCGTTTGACCACTGCTTCTGCGCATTGCTGAGGTTCTGGTCAATGCGGCTTTGCAGCTCTGTCACGGACAAAACCACATCGTCACAGGTCTTTTGCGTGGTCGTGGTCACTTTTCCGGCCGCATCGGTCACTTTCTTTGTGACCGATTTGATGGTCTTCTCCGTGCCGTCCACCACTTCTTTCCAAGAGTCCGTGATGGTCTCCACGGTCTCCTTTGTGGTGCCCTTGAGCTTTTTGGTGGTGCCGTCGTAGACGTTGTAGGTATTGTCGGCAGTCTCCACCACGCGCTGGATGTTGCCCACGATGTTGCCCGTTCCGGCAAGGATCTGCTTCGACGTTTCGGTGACGGTATCCGCCAGCTTTTTGGTGTCAGCAGCCGCTTTGGCGGTAGATTTTTTGCTTTTTCCGCCGCCTGTGCCGCCCGAGGCAGTGATACTGCTCCCGCCGTTCCCGGCGGCTGCAGCCGCCTTTGCCTGACGTTCCGTCCAGCTTTCGTTGTAGATGCCCTTTCCGTTTTTAGCGTCCTTCCGTCGGCGGTCGTAGTTGCTCTGGCTGTTTTTGTCAGAGCGGTACTGCTTGTATCCTTCGTCACTGTTCTCGTACCCCGCGTAAGCATTCTTCCCGAGGGCTTTGTTGAGCTTGAAGCTCAATTTATCGAGAACGCCGATTCCGGCAGAGCCAAGCTCTCCAAATTTCTTGATGACGGAGTTGATGGGGTTGTTCAGTTCCAGAATGGCCTCGCCGAGTCCCTTCCAGCCGTCCGTCTTGTAGGCTTCGATGGCCGCCACGGTCATATCGTTGAGGTTGGAGATTACCACACCGATGCCGCTGCTGAGGTCGCCCGTCATGAGCCCGGCCAGCTGACTCACGTTGTCCTTCAGGGTGGAAACGCGGCCATTCATGGTCTGGCTCTGGGTGTCCATGGCGTTGTAGTAGCGCCCGCCCTCCTCGCTGGCCGCAATAAGGGCCTCAGAGAGCAGGTCATAGCTGATGGTCATTTTCTGGACTTCCTGCACCGATTTGCCGGTGTAGTCGGCCAGAACCTGGTAAACATTGATGCCTGCATAGGCAAACTGCTTGATGTCGATTGCGGACGCTTTGCCCACATTGGCGATCTGCTGCAGATTAGCTGCCATACGAGACAGTTCTGTATTGCCTCCGCCTGTGGCGGAAACAGCATCGCCCAGCGCCATGATGACCTTGCGGGAATATTCCGCATTTTCGCCCGCGCTGATCAGCAGCTGGTTTGCCTGTGTCAGCGAATCCACGCTGAACGGCGTGCGGGCCGCGTCCTCCTGAATGGCTTGCATGGCCGCATTGGCCGCTTCTGCATCGCCCAGCATATTGGTCAGACCCACGCGGTAACTCTCGATTTGGGCGTTGTACTCGATGCCCATAGACACAAACTGCTTTGCACCGCTGAGGGCCGCGGTGGAAAGCGTGGAGATGGCAGAAGCAAGAAGCTGTGATTTTGTCAGCGCCGCCGTCAGCCCGCTTCCCGTACTGCTGGCCGACTTGCCAAAGGAGTCCATGCCGTTGTTTGCGGATCTCAGGGCGGAGGCAGTCGTTTTGAGCTGTGCTTCCGCAGCAGCAAGCTGATTTTTCAGTTCTTTGGTTTCGGCCGAGGTCTTGCCTGTCTTGGCGGCAGATTCGTTATACTGCTTTGTCAGTTCCAGCACACTTTTTGCGGCCTTGCTGTACTCGCTGGAAAGCGCCGTCACGGTCTTTTTGGTCTCGCTCTGGACGTTGTTGATGCCCCGCTCATACGCGGACGTGTCCAGCCCAAGAGTGGCCATCAATTCAAAAAGTTTCAGGGCGTTTCACCTCCGTTCAGCCCGGCCAGAATGCGGGCCTTGATTTCCTCTGCGCTCTGCTGGGGCCGGGCGGGAGTATTAAAGTCGGGTAGGGTGTCCACCCACCGACACTCCATGCCCACAAGGACAGCCAGAGCGTCCGTGATGTAGGCGCGGTAGCTCTTCTCGTAAGCTTCCTGCTGCATCGCATTGACGCAATGTTGGGCAATGTAGGGCTTGCCAATGGCTTTCAGCATATCCAGCCGGATGGATGAGATCAGCCGCCGATATCGGTCTGAGCCAACCTCACCAACGAGGATAAAAAATCCAGCACATCCCGGTCGTTGATGGTCTCCGTGATAACGCGCAGGGTTTTGAAGGGAGTCATCTTTTCAGGGTTGCCGTCCTTGTCCGTTTCCAGCTCATACAGCAAAGGCAGCAGCTCCGCTGTGTTCTGAGCGTTGTCGAACAGCAGCTTTTTTGCCATTGCCTTGATGTTCTTGAGGCCCTGGGCTTCTTTTTTGGCCTTGAGCTCATCGGGGGTTTCACTGCCCGTGAGGATGGGGCCGACTTTTCGCAGCTCCATCACCTGCGTCTCGGTCAGCAGGGCGGCCACCTTGTCCGCGATCATGTAACAGTGGCGCAGAAATTCGGTTTCGTCCATCTGGTTGAGAGTTTTCATTGTTCCCCTCCTTATGCTGCCGCGTCTTCACTCACAAAGAACTCCATGGGGACGGTCTCGTCTCCCATTCGGACACAGCCCGTCAGGGTGACGGACACATTGCCCTTGCCCTTGTCAGTTGTCTTGAGGGACAGGCCGCCCGTGCTGATTGCGTTGTCCAGCCGAACAGCCACATAACCGCCGCCGATGAGGTCGCCCACAAACCAAATGGTTTTGAAGTCGCCCGTGGTCTTGTCAGTTTTGAACGTCATGCGGGGCGTTACCTTGCCCCCGGCCACGTCCGCTGCGCCCAGCGCCATGCGGATGACCTCGGCGGAGGTATTCAGCGCGGTGAAGGCCAGCGTGCAGTCGTAGTCCTCAATTTCCATGAGCTCCACGGTGTTCTTCTGGCAGTTGTCCACATCTTCGCCCAGGTCGGTGATGTTGGGGGTGCAGGTGGCGGTGATGCCGCCAGTGGTTGCGCAGATGATGTCGGCATCAGCGACGGCGGTCTGGCCCTCAGTGTCGAACTTGTTTAGCACAAGGCCCGCGTTGATCTGCATGGACTTGAATGCTTCTGCGGAAATTTTGGTAAATTTTCTTCCCATAATTCTCCTTACTCGCATAGCTGCGTGATCTCAAAATTCAGGTACTCGCACAAATAGCCCTCGGGCGGGTTGTCCATCGGCTGGGCCCACGGGGTGCCTTTGCGCAAAAGAATAGCGCCGCCCTCGCACGGCACGGTCAAACCGCCTGCAAGGGCTGCGCTAATTTGGTCTTCGGTCTGTAAGATGGGTAAACGCCCTGCGCTGCTTGGATACCACAAGCGGCCATGAAACGACGCTTCCTCGTTCCAGCCGCCGGGGACGGCGGGCTTGTAGGTCAGGTATGGCAGGGAAGCGGTGGGTGGGATGTTGTCTTCCAGATAGCCGGGGATGCCGAACCCGTTGAAGAACGTGTTCAGCGCCCGGTTGATGCTCTCGGCGGCCCCCATTACGGCAGCACCGCCTTTTTGCACTTGACGGCCCGCAGCCCCATGCCGGATTCCGGCGGGGCTTTGCTTTCGTCCGCTGTGCTTGTGATCTGAAAGGTCTGCCCGTCGCTTACCCGCTTGATATAGTCCGGGAAAGCCAGCGGCACACCCGTGTTAACCAGCAGCGTATAGGTGGAAGCGGTGTCAGCCTGCTCCGCCACCTGAGCTTCCACAGTGGTGTCGTGGCGCTCCACGGCCTCAAACTCGGGGCCGTCCTGCCAGCCGGACACAAAGCCGCCCACGCCGTCCGGCTCATAGCTGCGGGTCTGAAAACGGTATTTTTGGGTAAAGCTCTGCATCACGGTGGATGCAGTGAATGCGTTGACCATGTCACATCTTCCTCCACTGATTGATCTCGGATTTATAGCGGGTCTTGCCGTCTGCGGGCAGGCCGTCCGCGCCTGTAGCCATCGTGCCGGACCACCCGGCAAAGGACTGGGACACATACACGCCGCTGGACGGCAGAGCCTTGTCGTATGCGTCGATTTTTTCAGCCAGCGCAACAAAAGCAGGCGGCACGCGCATGGGCTGCACCGTCCCGGTGAAGGTCTCGGCGGTCAGATCGCCGTCCCCGGCCTTGTGCACGCCGTCATTGAAGATGGATCCGCACACGAGGAAATACTGCCCCGGCACTACCCCGGCGGGAACGGTATCCGGCTCAAAGGCGAACTCCCCGGCAACGGGGTCGTCCGCCCGGTCAAAGAAATTGTGCGTGTAGACGCACAGCTCCGGTACAGTCATGGGGCGTCCTCCTTACAAAGGGGCGATCACTCGCCCGGGGTAATGGTCTCGACAGCGATACCATCCAGATACTCAGCAAACAGGGTCACGCCCATAATGGCGTAGCTCTCGGAGGTTGCAGTGCTGTAGTTTGCCTGAGTGTGGAAGCCGATGAGGTTGCTTGCCTCGCCTGCGGTCCGGTAGACCAGACCTGCGCGGGCAAACTCGCTATCCGCAGGATCCACATAGTACATGACGATGTTGTCTACCGGGGTGGCAATAACCTTTCCCTTCGCGATCTCACTGTCGGACAGCAGGAAGATGGTGTTGTAGCCCATGAAGTCCTTGATGTACTGGAAGCCGAACTGGTTCTGCACGGTGATATTGGCATTGCCCAGATAGTCGTACACGTCCATCACGTTGACAAAGCCAACAACGCCGGTCACGGTGCGATGCATGGTCTTGAACTTGTTCTCGACCGCGCCCTTGGCATGTGCCAGCGCCATCTGGAAGGTCTTGGGAGTGCCCTTCAGTGTGCCGGTGTTCAGGAACTTGTAGAACTTATCCGTTACCAGAGCGGTCAGGTCGTACAGGAACTCATCATCGGTCTTCTGCACGGCGACATCGTAGCCGTAATTCTGGATCGCCTCAAGGGTGACAGACTTGCCGTACTTGTCGATGGTGATCTTGCCGTACTCCTTCTCCTTGACGGTGTACTTGCTGAACGGGATCTCTTCGCCCTCGCCCACGGTGCCGCTCTGCAGGGTGCCCTGTGCATACTTGCTCTTGAGCACGGTGCCAGGCTGCATCCGGATAGGGCGCATGATGCCCAGAATGGTGCGCAGATGGTCCCAGTTGCGCTGGAAACGGGTCACAAAGTCGATTTCACGCGCGGCTACGGTGATATCGGTGGTCATAGTGATATTTTCTTTTGCTGCCATGTGTTAGTCCTTTCCGCCGCCTGTAAACAGGTCGGCATTTGCAGCAATCGCGGCCTGGCGTTCGCCAGCGTCCTTGATTGCAAAAATTTGGTCTTTGGTCATTTTGGAGCCGGTGTTGGTGGGCGGGGTGTCCACCTTTGCGCCGGTGGTAGTCGTAGTGCCTACGAAGTCGCTCCAATCAGCTTTCAGGCTGTCGGTGTGCTTCTTGGCCTCCTTGACCTCGCCCTTATCGTCCAGCTCCAGCTTGTCGATATCCTCGCCAGACAGCCGCACAACGCGGTCTGCATACTTGTCCAGCACCCCGGCGGCCTTCAGCAGCTCCCGGAACTTGGCTTCCTTGGCTGCGTGGGTGTCCTTCTGGGTCTGCTGGGCCTTGTAGTCGGTCAGCGCCTTTTCAGCGGCCTGCTTGCCGCCGTTGGCTGCGTCCCGGTCTTTCTCTGCCTGTGTGCGGGCTGTTTTTTCTGCATCCAGCTGGTCTTTGAGTTCGTCCGTCTCCTTGTGCAGGGCGTCCAGAATGGCCTTGGCCTTGTCATCGTTGGAGGTTTCGGGGTTCTCCAGAATCGTGCGGATGTCAGCTCTTTTGAGTGCCATGTGATAGTCCTTTCTGCCCATGCTCGGGCTGCCATGCTTGGCAATAAGGTTTATTTGCCGGACGTGCTGCCGGTGTGGTGCCGCTTGCAGGAATCGAACCCGCGTCCGCTGGTTACAAATCAGCAGCTCTACCATTGAGCGAAAACGGCATAAAAAAGCGGCTGACGCTGTGCGCCAACCGCTGAGTATTAAATTTTACGGCCTTGTTTCCACACTGGGCAGGATGTCAGTGTGGAAATAGAGCTTGTAGTGGTAGGGGTCGGTATGGGTGCCGGTGATGTCCTCCACCACATACATAGTGTAGTCGTTCAGGTAGATGTAATTCTTGCGGTAGGTGTCTGGGCCGATTTTTACAGTGCAGACCAGCTCGTTGTCCGAGTTGTTGGAGATGGACATGTAGCCCTCTGCTTCCATGATCACCTTGTCAGTGCGGGCGTTGTAGACGGTGATCTTGCGCTCGCTCTCAAAGTAATCGGCCTGCTTGGAGATGTTGGCATTGGCCTTGTCGGCCTCCGAACAGCCGCACAGCAACAGCGCCGCAAGCAGCATGATAGATGCGAAAATTTTCTTCATGTTATGCCTCCTTGTTTCCTTCTTCCACTGCGATCTCTCGCAGCTCGTCAATGTGTTCTTCCACCGCCGGGCGGAGGAACGGACGAGGAGCCATGCCCCGGGTAAAGTGCCACTTGCCGTTGAAGTCCTTCCAGACCCACGGCGTTTTGCGTCCGTTGCCTTTCTCGGCAAAGATGCCCGTGCCCAGCTCCACATACACGCTGTAAAACAGATTGCTGCCGATGGTCACGGTCTTTTTTGCAAGATCTACGGCATAGGTCAGGCTCTGCTTGATCGCGCCACCCACGTAGCCCTCAATGCCCGTACTGTCTGCCGTGCCGGTAGGCACAAGCAGCCGTGCGTAGTCCTGCACCTTCATGCCCCAGAGGGTCAGCACCCGTTCTGCCCATGAGTCCAGTGCCTCATGCAGCTGCGGGGTGTTGTCGGTGAATTTGATGTCGTAGTTAAAGTTCACGGTTCATCACTCCAAGCTTTACTTTTATTCTGATTCTAGCAGTGTATCGCAAAGGGTGCAGGCTTCCAACAGCCAAGGTGTCCTGTACCCACATATAGGACACTCATACCAGCCGGGTTGAAGCGCATCGCTAGCATCAACATGGCGCCACGCAAGTGGTTTTGGCAGCGGAATGCCGAGTATTTTTGAAACTTTTGAAGCATTCATGGCAGCTGTGATGGAATCCCTAGCCTGCTTCAGAGGGTCATATTCTTTGCGTTTTGAAAAATTGGCTGTACTCATTGCTTTTCCTTCTTTCTCTTTCGCTCTTCTGCTCACCACATCTGTTCTTTCTCTTTTCCGCCCTTGGATTTATACCACTCGGTGTAATCCATGACGGGTGTGGTCTCTTTGGTCACATTGTCCCGCTGCATGGCGTTCTGCCGGGGATATTTGCCCAGAGCAGAGGACAGCACACAGCGGCAGTGGTAGACCATCTCCGGCGCTGCGTTGGGGTCGCCGGGGCACTGAATCTCGTAACCCATGACCTTGAAAGGCTCGTCAAGCTCTGCTGTCTGCTGGTCAAGCAGGCGGTGCATTTCACGGGTGCGGTAGTCGTGGGTAGAATTCCAGCGCTTTTTGACCTCGATGCCCAAAGCCTGGGCATTGTGCATCTGCTGCAAAGCCCCGGCGTTCTGAGCGCTGGTAAGGGCCGTGATGGCGTTGTTCATGGCCCAGTGGATCTCCGTGTCAGCCATGCCGTTGACGGCCTGCACGGCGATGTCGTGGACGCTCTTGCCCTGCACAATGCCCTGCATGACGTAGCGATTGAACACCCGGGCATCATAGGTGCGGTTGCTCTCGCTCTTGATGCGTTTGTTGGGCACCATGCGGGGGTTCTCCTTCAGCAGCAGCTTGACCGCTTCGGTGTTGTACAGGGTCAGCCCGAACGTCACTCCTGCGGCCTGTTCCAGCTCGTAGAAGGCCCAGTTTGCGCCAAAGGAAAAGATATTGTATTGCTCGTCCCGGGCCAGCTTGTAGGCCGTCTCTTGGGCTGTGGTGCAGGTCTGGGTGATGCCGTCCAACTTGGCGTGCATCAAATCGGACTGAAAGACCTGATTTTGCAGCCAGATGCGGTAATCCTCTTCGGTAATCTCGCCTGCATCCAGCTGCGCCCGTTTGCGCTCGTCCAGTTGCTTATATTTTGTAAGAAACTCGGTCAGCTGCTCCTGCATCTCCCGGCGGGCAGTGCCGTACACCCGGAGGATACGGCGGCGCAGGCGGTTCAGCTGGCGGGTAGAGATGCGGTCACGGTCGGATAAGTCCATTTAGTTTGTTCCCCAATAACCGATTACAAAGGAAATTGCAAAAACAACTATCAAACAGATTACTTTCGCCCCGTTTTCAGTAATTATCATTGTCGTCCTCCTTTTCTTTGTTGTCGTTAATGGTCTCCCGTGTTGCGCTCTCAGCCATCAGCGCGGCCTTGGCCTGCTCCTTTTGTTCCGGGGTCAGGTTGGGCAGCAGGTCAATGGCCATGTCCTGCCCGATGATGACAGCCTCAGAAAGCACCATGTCAACTTGCTCTTTGGTGTTTGTGATTTTGCTGCGGTTGAATGTCGGCATAGCGTTTTCAAAGCCAGCCAGTGCGCAGATCTGCCGGATGAACGGCTTGACCTGCGCCTCGAAGTCGTCTGCGTTCTGGTTCAGCGGCTCATAGGCCGCATCCAGATGGTCGTTGGTACTGTCCGCGCTGACACAGTGCACATCCAGACCGCCGAAGTCCTCATACACCCGGGTGTGGAGCAGCTCCAAAAGAGCCTGCCGGGCCGTCACAGGAATCTCGGTGGTGTAGGGGGTGATCTTGCCGCCCTCGCTGGTGTCTGCGCCTGCAATGTGGTACAGATTCAGCTTGACAAGGAACTCCTGCAGCTCGTCATCGGTCATGCCGTTGAAGTTCTCGCACAGCCAGTAGATCTGCGAAAAGTCCTGCAGGTCATTGCAGAAGCCGGACATCACCAGATCGGTGTTGTCAATGTAGGCTTTCAAGCCCACAAGCGTGCTCTGGTGCAGGTCGGAGCCCCACAGCGGCACAATGGGAAGAGCGCTGTAGTTTTCGCCCTCTACGCTTTCCAGCCCGCCGCCGGGCGTGGTGACGGTCACGCTCTTGTATGCCTGCTTCGGCGTTGTCTCTTGCATCACATTGCCGATTTTGCTTTCCGTGTACTCAGTGAAGCCGTCCAGCTCGTACAGGATATAGTGCATATCTGTGTCCGGGTTCAGCCGCCAGAAGCGCACACCCGCCTGCAAAAGGCTTGTCTTCTCATCGTACAGGGGCGCAAACTCGGTCAACTTGAAAACCACCAAGTGGTCGTTGTTCCAGAATCCGAAGCTCTCGCCGTGGATCAGGGCGAAATATCCGGCCTTCTGGATCTGCTCATCAAAGTTCTGCCCCAGTCTGTCCTTGTCCACGCCCTCGTCTGCAAAGACCACACCGTTGCCGAGGGAGTAGGTCGCCCGCTGCTTGTTGAGCCGCCGGAAAAGATTGCTCTTGACCATATCGGGGTGTGGGGTGTCCTGCTTGGTGTTTTTGGATAGGCGCTTCAGCATCAAAGCGTAAGCCTGCGCAAAGCGTTCAGCCCCCGGGTTTTTCTGGGCATCGTACAGGTCGGCGTCCAGAGCCATCTTGTAGGGCTTGGAAGCGCAGTGCTGCTGCACGAACCGCCGGATGAAATCAGGCTGCTCCCCGGCGGCTTGCGCCTGCTGGAAGGCCTGGAATGTGTATACAGTGCTCAAAATCAATCCCTCAGTTTCACAAGGCGCTTTGTGCGCACAAAATAGCGGATAGCGTCCATGCAGTGGTCGTTGACCTTCAGCACGGTGTCGTCTTTGTCCGGGTTCCAAGCGTACACGCCGAACTCTTCCAGCGTGTGCTTGCAGTCCTTGTATATTTTCAGCCGCCCGGTCTGCAGCATGGTCTGCACGTCCAGAATGCCGCTCAGAACGTCGTTGTTTGCTGGGGTCTGGGTAAAGCCATTCTTGCGCAGCTCTGTAATCAGGGGCAGGGCAGAGGGGTCCACGATGATCCTCTCCGGCTTGAGACCATTCAGCCACGCCTTGAGGTCTGCAACGTACTCGCCCACGGTCTTTTGCCGCTTCTGTTCGCGGCCGCTGTAGTAGTACTCCCGGGTGACGATCCAGCAGTCTGCATCTGCCGGCTTCTGGAACAGCAGAAAGGTTGTTGCGTTCTGGGTGCCGAAGTCGCAAGCCACATAAGCGCTCTTTGGAGACAGCGCCGGAAGTACATCAACAACGTGCTTCTTGCGGTCGAACATGTCATATACAAGGCCCTCCGCCACGGTCCACAGGCCCAGAATGTAGCGCTGATAGAAAACGCCGCTGTACTGGCTGCGGTATCTGGCCTTGATGTCCTCGGAAAGCGACAGGTTGTCGTCCATCGTGAAATGGAGATACATTATCCTGCGGGAACGGCACTTGCGCACCCACTCGAGATAAAACCAGTGCTGCGGGCTTCCCGGGTTGCAGTTGAACCAGAACTTCGACCCGGTTACAGAGCATCGGGCCGTGGCCTGATTGACGAAGCTCTGCGGCATCAGGGCCACCTCGTCGAAGAACGCCCCGGCAAGGGTGATGCCCTGGATCAGGTCCTGGCTGCTCTCGTCCTTGCCGCCGAAAAAGTAAAACTCGTTGGTTCTGCCGCCCTTGCTGACGGTCATGCAGTTTTCTGCCCGGTGCTCCTTGACGTTGTAGCCACGGGCTGCAAGCTGCTGCTTGAGCGTGCCCATCACGTTGCGCCGGAAGCTGGCGATGGTCTTGCCACACATGGCAAACTGCTGGCCGCTGTAGCAGGTCATGGCCCACTGGACGAACGAAAAGCTCATGGCAAAGGTCTTGCCCGATCGGATAGCTCCATCGGCAATGATGCCGTTGTAACCGCTGTATGCGCTCTGCGGTGTCCACCAGCAAAGAACCATCTTTTGCCGCTGGCTGAGGGCTTTCCAGCGAAAACCGTTACTTTTCCGCATGGTCGTCCTCTTCCTTTGGCAACATCTCCACGTCATCCGGCGGGCTGAGGTCTGCGGCAGCATTCAATGCCTTTATCAAACCATCATCGTGACGCTCTTCCTGCTCCGCTTCTTTCGGCTTATCGCTCCAACCAAAATTAACTTGCAGGCTGAATCTTGCCCCGCCGTTTCCGTCGCGATCATAGAGCCGTTCTTCGGCGTATCTCTCGCACCGTAGTTTCGCGCGCGTTATCGTGTCAGAAAACTCGGGCTTGCCTTGATAGTCAATCAAAGATTGCCGAGACTTAAAACCCAACGCCAAAGCTAGACCGGTGACAGTTTCTGGACGTTCGTCGATTTTTATAACGTTTCCGTATTTGTCCAAAACAGGCTTTCCGGTTTCGTCTTCTAGGACGCTCCCTTCACAGCTTTTGAAGAACTCTTCGATTTTTTTCTCAAGTTCTTCTTTGCTCTCAAAGACGGGCGGTCTGCCTATTCTTTTGTTTTTGCTGTAGGCCACTGCCACCACCTTCCTGAATCTTTGATGTCGTAGTTAAAGTTCATGGTTCACTTTTTCTTCTTTTTTCTCGAAACAAAGCCAATCCATGCGCCGCCTTGTTCGACCGTCACTCCAAACGGCTTTTGTGCAAGCTGCATAAGCTTTGTGCGGTCGCTCGACGACA